TCGCCTTGCGTAACTCAATATTCGCCAGGCCGTGCGCGTTTTTACGCGGCGCAACCCGGACGGGGTAGGTTTTGCCGCGCACGATTATTGCGTGGCGGTCGCCGATTTCGCCGCCTGCCAGCGTTTCGAGCGCGGGCAGGTACACGTTGACGTTCGGCGTATCGGTCAAAATCGCTTCACCGTCCTGGCCCTGCGTTATGGTTGCGCCGTTGAACAGGACGTTTATGTCACCTAAGACAGTTTCCCCGTATTCGTCGAAAGTGGCGAGCTGTGCAGGCTCGCCCACTCCCTGAATAAAGTTTTCTGTCTCAGTTTCAAACATTAGGCGATGACTTTGAGGTAGTTAAACCCGTTGCGCACCGTTGTTACCGCAAGCGGTGCGCTGTGAAGTTGGATTACCTGACCTTTCGGGTCTTTGTCCTGTTCGTAAGTGTCAAGCGCACGAGCGCCCACACGATTGTCAAACAGTTCCAAACCGCCGTAATACATCGCACCCGCGCCTTCTGCGAAAACTAAAGCGTGTTTATTTGCGACGACAGGTGTCAAAACTCCGGTTGTCGGATTGACATACCAGTCTGGCACATGCCAGTAATTGATGCCGTCGATAACACCGAGCCAGTTTGCGCCGGAATTGTCAGGCGTGAAGCCAAGGCGGCCACGGTCTGACCAATCGCGCGAAATCGCGCCCTGCACTTTTGCGTGAGCGCGGAAAGCGTCGCGAACGTCCGCCCCAAGTACGACGTGTACATTTGCCCGCATACCGGCGAGCTTATTGATTGCGTCGGCAGCGTTCAGGAACAGAGCCGAAGGGTCAGCGGTGAACGCCGCAATGTTTGCAGTGTCCCGCGCTCCGCCGTCGGGCAGCAACGTAGCGTCGCGCTGGTAATTGACCTCATATTCAGTTTCGCCCGCTTCGTTGAGCGCGGTAACTTTGCCGAGGGTCGCGGCCTGCGCCTGCTGCGCTGCGATTGTACGACGGACAAGAACTTCGAGTTCGTCGTAGATGCGGCGTGCGAGGTATTCCTGAAACTCCGCCGACAGGTTCGCGCCGCCGTCAACGTACAGCGTTTTACCGGCAAGCCGCGTTTCAAGGTCACGCGGGGTGACGCTGAATTTTGGCTTGAGGTAAGGGGGCGTTACGGTGTTTGTTCTGAACCCCTGCTTGTCTACGTTCGGGCCTTCGACCTTGCGCGAGACATAAGGCAGAACTTTTCGCGACTGTTCGTACACGTCGAAATCGACCGTGCTGGTCGCGAAGGTTTCGACGCGCGCGAACGCGTATTTACCGAAAAAGTCGTTCGGGGCTTTGAGGATTTCGACCGATTCCGCAAGGCTGCGGAACTGTTCCTGGCTGATGAGATTTGGCATTGTGTTTTTACTCCTTTCTGCCGCTTAGTCAAGCGACAGCGTGTCCTTAATCAAGATTCCGCGCAGCCACAGGTTATTTCTGATCGCTGTGCTGATTGAGTCGAGCCCTGACGCTTCGGCTACCGCCGCCGCTGAAAGGGCTGCGTGGGCAAAAACGTTAATGCTCACGTCGCCATTGGTTGCGTCTGCGTCGGTTGCTGCAACGGTGATGATGTCTGTCGCTGCGTCGTACTCGTCAGCGGCAACGAGTTTTACGCCCGTTCCGAGTTTGAGCAGAGCGCCGCGTGTGACATTTTCTCCGCTTTTAAGTGTGCGGACGACTGTTACCGCGTCCGCGTCAGGTAATACGAGGTTATCAAAGCTGACGCTTCCAGTTTCTGCGTTTGCCATTGTGTTATGCTCCTACAAACCGCGCGAAGGGGTTTGTTTTTGGTGTTGGTTGGCCGAATTGACCGGCGCTCGCGTTTATGATTGCGGGTTGATCTTTACCGCGCAGGGCTGCCATCGCTCTCTTTTTTGCCTCGTCGCTGTTCGCGTACTTTGCTTTTGCCGCAAGCAGCGTTTTACGAAGATCGTTTGCGGACATCTTGCCGGCGCGCGCCTGCGCCACTGCCTGCATTTCTTCAGGGTTTTCGGTGTCGGCGGTTGCTGCGGCTTCTTCGACCTCTGCGGTCTCTTCCATAATTTCCGCAACCGCTTCTTTTTTGATTGCTTCGTAAACGTCCGGGAATTTGTCGCGGATAACTTCGGGGGTTACCTCAAAAGTTTCTGCGCCCTCGGTGACGTTTGCGTCATCGGTGATTGTGTAAGCCATTTTTCGGGCCATTGCTCTGCCTCCGTTGGTGCGCCGTTGAACAATGCCCACCTGCTGCGCTCGCTGCGTCGGCGTGTTCACGTTGTCAACCGTTATTTGATTTTTTTGTGTAGCGGCCAGCGCGGCCTTAAAATTCCCCACCTCGTCAACCATACCAACGCGCTGCGCTGCCTCTGATAAAAGCAGTTCTCCGCCGCCAAAATCTGCTTTGACTTTTTCGGGCGTTATGTTGAAATACTTTGCCAGATCGTTAATAAACATTTCGGCGAGCGCGTCAACGCGCGCCTGAATAATCTTTTCGCCTTCGGGCTGCGCCGGGTCTGGCACTTTGTTTGGGCTCTGCGTTGATACAATGTATTTTAGCTCTTTTGCGCCTTCGCCGACGTAGTGGCATTCGTACGCGCCGACGGAGCCGACTAGCGCGGAGCGGTGCGCAACGCGGTGCCGAGCTGCGGAAAAAAGCAGGTAAGCGGACGACGCAACGAGCCCGCGCCCGTATGCGATGACGGGCTTTGTGCAGGCGCGGATTTTTTCGGCGGTTTCAAAAACGCCGTCCGCAGAGCCGCCACACGAATCAATATCGAGCACAATAGCCGTTATAGCTGGTTCTGCCTCGAATCGTTCGAGCGCGGCGCAAATGCCTGCGTATGTGCTGCCCGATTCAAACCAGTCGGGACGCTGAGACAGTACACCGACAACCGGAATAACGCCGACGGCATTTTGGACGCGGGCGGGCGTTTCGGTTGGCGTTGCCCCTGCCTGCATTTTGCGCAAGTTCACTTGCGGGTTGTGAATTAAAAAGTTCATTCTGCGGGCTCCTCTTGAGTCTGCTCGATTTCGGCCTGTGTTTTCGCTATGTCTGCTTTAGCTGTTTTATCGGCTATATTGACGTAAGTGGTTTCATCGATTGCGAGTTTTACGCCCATGCGCTCCCTAAATTTTCTTTCGCGTTTTAACGCTCGAATGGTGTCCTCGTAATCCGTACCGTAAGCTTCAGCGTATGCCGCCGAAGAAGATTTACCGCCTATGCCTATAACTGCGGCGATGGCGTCAGTTTCGACTTTTTCGTTAATCTGCCCCAGTGCTGGCCCGTACCAATTAGCAGCAGACCACGCGCGGCGGAGCGTCTCAGAATCGAAAAAGCCGGGGGCGTCAACGCGGCCTGAAATGATCGCGTCAGTCAAAAACTCTTCATACCACACGCGCAAAAAGTTTTCAACGAGCCACGAACGCCATAGCATTACAGTTTTCCAAAATTCGATACGTGCCGCGCGTGCGGACGTAAACGACGTTGTGTAGTGCGACAATAGCATTTCAAACGGAACGCCAAGCGCGCTGCCTATTTTCTTTAGCGCGCTTTCAATAAACGCCACGGCGTTCGAGTTTGGCCGGGCCGGATTATGCGGGTTGACTTTCCACCCGGAGGGGAGTTCAAGTATAGCCGCCGGGCCTGCCATGAAATCCGGCCCTAGTTGTTCCTCTTGCGTTGTCGTCGCCCCTGGCAGCGCGTTGCCTGACGCGCCGGGCGGTTTTTCGATGAAAAACGTTAAAAACGAACTGACGAGCGCGGCGGTGATTTCGCTTTTTTCGTACCCGTCGAGGTTTTTAAGCTGTTCAATGACCGGCGCACACCACGGGATACCGCGATTTTGCCCCGGTCTTTCCTCGCGGAAAAGGTGTAGAATCAAAGCGCGGCCAGACTCCGCCCCGTATTTGGGAACGAAAAACATATCTTGCGGCCATTGCTCTTGATTTGCGTTTACCCAATAACCAACCGGCGCGCCGTTGTGATCGACTAAAACGCCGTCGCGCAGGGCTTTGTTAGAGCTGAGAGAAAGTGGGTTTTGTACCTGGTCGGCTTCAATCAAACCGAGGCGTGGCAGGCCATTTATGCGCGGAAAAGTAGCAAACACGTCGCCACTTTGCAGCACAGACGACAGCGCAAGGCGGGATTTTTCCGGCCCGTCTGACACGCCGCGAGCGTCGCAGGCGGTCGAGTTGTAATAAGAATGCCACGCGCTTTCAATTTTCTGTTCAAAATCGTCGGCCATCTTTTCCGCCTCGTCGGGCGTAATTTTTAATTCGCGGGCAAGTGTTGCGTAGTCAACGGCGGTTTGCATTTTCAGCCCTGGCCCCACTACGTTTCTGACAATCGCTTCCTCTGCCGCGCGCGCTATGGCGTTGTTTTTGTGCAGGTCGCGGCAACGGTAACGCAGTTTCGGCAGGTCAGAAATGATTTCGCCGTCGGGCGAGCCTTGCGACGCAACCCAGTTTTTGAACTGGCGCAACATGCGCGCGCCGTTAAACGCCGCGCCGGTTTTCAGCGCGCCGTTTCTAAATTTAGTACTAAGCCAACCCATCGCGCCGCCCCGTTATGTACGCCGAACGAATAGCCGAAAGGCCAAGCATGTTTCTTTCCTCTGCCTCTACGTTCGCAAGCTCCATTCTCAATTCTGAGATTGACGACCGCGTAAAAGACTGAGTAAACCCGCCGCCTGACACCGTACCTGACACGCCGGTAAGCCGCGCCCGAAGGGCTGCTTTAACTGCTGCTTTATATTCACGGAGTTCTTCGAGCGTGTCAAAGGTCACGGCTGACGGTCGAGCACTACACAGACGCTTTGTCAATCCAATTCCACTCCGCGTGAAATGACGCGTGATGTACGCTGCGCCGGGCGCGGCGCGTTAGCGACGTTGGCACGGGTATTCGTTGCGCCCGAAATCGCCTTTTCCTGCGAATCCCACAGCGAATCTGTGAAGCGGTCAAGGCCAAGGACACGCGACAAAAACAACGTCAAAACCATAAGGTCAAAAACCTCGTTGCGGTCATAATGTTTTACCCATGCGGCAGACACCTTTTTTGCGCCGTATTTCTTTTGAGTCTGCACGATTGATTCGGAGCATAGCGACTTGAAAAAATCTTCATCGAACTGCGGAAAGTGCAGGTAATGCGGCGGGAATTTTTGAACCTCGCCCGCGTCAGTTTTCTCTACCTCGGGGCGCAGACGAAGCCGTGATGATACCTCGCCCTTTAGCTGCGACACGCCGACCGGCCACAGCTTCACGCCGTTTTTGATTTTCTCGCCTTTGTAATTCAAATCGACATACGACGGTGCGTGAACGGCGGGGGCTAAAAAGTTGTTTTGCCCTTTCGTGACAAAAACCTTTTCCGAGTTAATGCGCCGCGCGAGTTCGTAAACGGATTGCGTTTCATAGCCTGAGTCAATAGCGATGGCGTTTATTTCGAGAAAGTGGCCGTCTGCTCGCTGGTAGCGCGCGCGGCAGAAGTCAGCAACACGGGTTTTTGCCGCTTCGTTCTGTGGCCCTCCGTCTATAAAAAAATAGTCGATGACATAGATTTCATGCGTGCGCGTGTGCCCGCATACTAAAACCTCATATCTGTCTTTCTGCACGTCGATTGCGCCGGTAAGGACAAGGCAGTCTTTAGGCGCGACGCCGACCGGGTAGCTTTCGCGGCGGTCGTAAACGCGTGTCCAATCGGTTTCTGACCGGTCGACCCACGATTTGTTCAATGTTTGGTTCCAATAGGTTTTTAGTTTTTCGGGGTCGTCTTTCACGCGCAGGTATTCCCGCACAATTTCGACCCATGAGTTGCCGAGGTTATACGCCTGCCAAACTGAGTAAGAATCTACCAGGGCATCAGGGTTTTTGGCTCGCCACTCGTAACGGTTTATGATTTCAAATTTCGCAGACTCAGGCCAAAGGGCTTTACATTCGGCGCATTCATAATCGACTTTTTTTACCTGTTCGGGCTTTGCGCCTTCATACCTAAACTGTAAATCTGAAAGTGTTTGATAATGCCCACACTCAGGACACGGGACGTAGCATTCTTTCTGCGTGCCGCGAGCATACCACGATTCGATGAGCCCGTACTTTTCCGTGGTCGGCGTTGAGTTCAAGAACACTTTTCGCACGCCCTCGAAAGCAATTGTGCGTTTTAGTGCAATGTCAAGCGGTGCGCCCTGCCCCGAAACGTCGAACGGGTATTCGTTCACCTCTTCGCAATATAGCCGGGCAATGGGTTTTGACTTCATCGCTGACGACGAGTTGGCAGTGATGAAGCGCACCTGTCCGCCGGTGAACTTTTTTACGTATTTAGTGTTCTCGCTGCGGCCGTATTTGTGCTCGTGAAAAACGCCTTTTGCGCCGGGGCTTACTTCAATAGCGGGGTCAAAACGGTCTTGCGAATATGACGTGGCAGAGTGTAGCGCGGGGAAAAGCACGGCGAACCCGCCCGGCTGTTCATCTGCGGCGCGTAATATGTCGATGGTTAAAAGAGTTGTTTTCCCTACCTGCGCCGAACACTTGAGCGCGACAAACTCGTGGATGTTATCAGAGAGCGCGTCTAAAATTTCCTTTTGCCATGGGCAGCGGTCGAACGTGAACCGGCCAGGCTCCGCCGCGTCATTCGTCGTCAGGTAAAAGTTTTTTCCTGCCCACTCGCTTCCTGTCGTTATCTTCTTCGGCTTCAGTGTCCTCGTCGTCGACTTCAAAGCTTGCCAGATACCTATCGGCATTGATTTTAGTTTCCTCAAGTGCGTCCTCTGCCCACTCGCGTAAAATCTTTGCGCGGGCTTTGTCATCTTTCGCGCGAGATAAATTAGCGAGTAGTTTTTTATTTGCGTTTAGTAATGTCTGACGGTAAATCGTGGTGACATCCTGCCACACTTCGGCGACTTTCTCCGCGCTCACGAAATCGCGCCGAAAAATCTTTGCCTGTATTTCTGCCTTTTCTGCCTGCGCGTTATGCTTGCGGATTAACGCTTTTTCAATTTCTGTGCGCGTGTCGTTTTTTGTAACGTTGACGCGGTAGCGTTCGGGGCGTCGTTTTTCTTCAGTCATAGACTTTCATATTGTAAAAACCACGGCGCGTGAAAATCTGTCGACGCTCCAATTACT